AGTCTCGGTGGCTCCCCTTGAGGCCGACGATCTTCGTGCCTCCCCACGGCGGGTTCCACATCTTGAAGTACATGTTGACCCACTGGTGGTACGAGGTGAAGCGGTCGGGCCTCATGACGGCCAACACGCCGAACAGGTCCTCGGGGGTGTCGTCGATCGGGTTACCGGTGAGAAGGTAGACCGATCCGGCACGGCGACTCAGCTTGATGGCCTCTCGGGTGCGGGCCGCCTTGGGATTCTTGAGATAGTGGGCCTCGTCGCAGATGAGCGTACCGGGCCGGAGGTTCATGAGGTGGTCGGCCTTCTTGGCCGAGATGTACTCGTAGTGCTCGATGAAGGGCCGGCAGTCAGGGCGCCACTTCGCAACCTCAGTCACCCAGACGTCTCGAAGCATCTTGGGGCAGAGAATGAGAAGGGGCTCGGTAGCTGCCAGGATCGCCTGGCGAGACTTCCCGAGCCCCGGCTCATCTGCGAGTATCGCCCTACCACGAGCCCGGAGGAAGGAGATCCCCTCCTCCTGGAACTCGTAGGCCATGGGTTAGCTGGGGTTGACCCGGCTGATGAGGACGATGACGTCGTCCGACGGACCCGTCGAGCGCACCTCGGGCACGCCCTTGCTATTGATGAGCGGGTACTCGGCGCTGGTCAGCTGCCGGGTGTAGCCGCTGGAGTAGAGGCCGTAGGCGGTGCCGGCACTGTGGATGAAGATGATCTCGGGCATGTTGCTGGGAGCCTCCTGGGGCTGGGGGGTGGTGGGACCCATCGCCTCTTTGGCGAACCCGACCAGCTTGGGCAGGTTCAGGGCTCCGGCGTCCCAGTGATCGTTCTCGGGTACGTGACGGTGTCCGCAGTTCCCACGGAAGTTGACCCACTGGGCGAAGCTGAATCGCTGGGGGGCGTTCACCATGGCGGACCCAGGGATGACGCCAGCTTCGGGAGTGTTGTCGAGGTCGAGCGGCCAGCCACGGGCAGCCGCCTCCTTGGCGAGGGGGACGAGGACGGCCTCGGCCAGCCAGCGATACTGGTCGTCGGTCAGGTCGGGTCGGGTCGGGTCCCTCGGATCCGGGGACTTCATGTGGATCTCGACCTGCCAGACGCACCCGTTCAGGTTTGTCTCGACTCCGCCTGGATCGTTCCACAGAGCCTTGGCTCCTCGGCTCAGGCTGACGCACTGCCGAACCTGCTGGGTGTAGGGGTCGGCTACGATGTGCGATGGGGAGGCCCACTTGGCGACCCATGCCCCGTCGAGGGGGGCCGTGGTGATCTCGGTGGTGTGCCATACGACACAGATCGGGTCAGACGGCCCGAAGTAGTAGTTGGCTCCGTCCGAAGCCGCCTGCATCTTCGGGAACAGCCAGTCAGTCATCGTCGTCCTCTCGGCTCGGCTTGTGGATCGGTGCCTTGCCTGTCAGCTTGCGCAGCAGGTTGGCGAACTCCTCCGGGCCTCGGGCCTTCGTGCGGAGGAGGGCCTCGACGGTGAGTCCTGGGTTGTCCGCCTTGAAGACGTCGTAGATCTTGAGGATCACGTCGTCTCCGGGGGTCCGCTGTCCTGACCTCAGACGTGAGACGTGGGGGATTGTGCACCCTAGGAGCCGTGCAACCTCCCTGTTGGATAGGGTCTTCGCTGCCATGCCCCTACGGTACCATGCAAGGTTACCAGAGGTCAATCCTCAGGTCCCGCCACCCCCAGGTGGTCCATTACCCGCTCCAACGTGCGCTCTACTCGGTCCAGCCGCTTGTTCACCGGGTCGAGGTGCTCTTCGAGCTTCTCCTCGACGATGGCATGGACACGTTCCAACACCTCTCGACTCGCCACCAAGATGGCCCTGGTGACCGCCTTGTATGTCCCTGCCACGAATGCACCTGCTGCTAGGAGAGATCCCGACACTGCGCCGAGATCGGTGATCCAGCCGGGGGCCTGAGCAATCACTACCCGCATCGGTCCGACCTCTCTCAGTAGCTTACCAGATGACAGCCCAGGTAGGTTGGCGCCGACGCATTGACGTTGAGCGCACCTCCTGAGGACTGGTAGACTCGCCCCTCGATTGTGTCGTTGACGGCACAGTTGAGGTAGCAGGTCACGATTTGCAGAGTCTGAACGCCGCCCGTGGGGGCAGCCGGCATCGAGGAGCCGCCCCGGTTGGTGACGGAGTTCTGCCTGATGTACACGTATCGGGTGCCCGTCGTGTTGGCGTCCCACAGGACCCCGAGGGTTGCGAGATACACCCCCGCCTTGGTGATCACCAGGAGGTTCGAGGACAGGTTGACCTGATCCGAGAAGTCCAGTGAGGCCAGGGCGAGCGTCGTCTCGGTGTTGTTGGCGATGGACTGGTTGACCGACAGTTTGGCCAAGGCTCGGGGCGGCTGCCCTACCGCCTTCATGTTCTCTGTCAGGTCCCGGTTCCAGATCGTATTGGTGATCGTGGCCCCGGCAGCCTGAGTAGACGGGGAAGTCCAGGTACCGGCCATACCTAATATCCTAGCACAGTGCCGTCACCCAGGACGTCCACCCCGAGCACCCACACCCCGTTGGGTCCCTCGATCGAGGCCGTGGGGACTACGTACAACTCGGTGGTCCACTCGTTGACGCCGTTCCCGAAGCTATGGGAGATCCCCATGACGAACCAGCGCTGCTCGATCTGGCTACCCGTGTTCTGCGGCTTGCGACGGGTCAGGATGCGGTCACCGACCTGCAGGTCGAGGACAGCGTGGAACATGTCGTGGTTGGTGACGGGCGACACCACGAGGCGGGTGAGGCGGTCCCGACTGTCCTTGTGCGTGTAAACCAGCCATTGGGCGAGGCCCACGGCTTGGTTGGCGTCCGCATGGGTGGAGTCGACCTGCAGGGACTTCGGGCCGTACGTATTCACGCTGGTGGAGTCCTCAGCCGAGACAGTGCGCCCGCTGCTGTTCAAGTCGGTGTAGGACACCTCGGCTCGGTTGTAGATCATGGTCACGTCCCGGACCACTCCGAACTCGTCATAGCGCATCACGTCGAACGAGTCATCCGAGAAGGTCCACTGCGCCAACCGGCTGCGCCACCATTCCCGGTAGTACCGGCTACTAAGGAAGGTCATATTCCCCGAGGGGGCGTGATAGATGATTCCCTGCTCGGTCCGCTCCAGCGCTTGTACGTACGACAGCGGCAGCTGACCCGCTGGGTCGAAGCGGCTCACCCCCTGGGAACCAGTCATCAGTACCCGGTCTGCCGAGGCCCATCCGATCATGTCCAGCAGGGTGCCGAAGCGGGTCGAAGTGGTGTACGTGCTCAGCCAATACGGCGAAGATCCCGCCTCGTAGAGGTAGCTGAACTGCTCGAAGGGGAGGTTGAGATCCCAGCCCATGAACTCGTCGATGGCCTCGACCGTGTCACGGGACGAGTTGAACCACGAGATGGTGGCCCACCCCACCCCCGGCTCCTGGTTGGCGATGGCCGCCGTGGTGTAGCTGCCGTCTACTGACAGATACAGAGTGGTCGAGTTCCGGCTCAGGACGATGTTGTGGGGGCGGGAATCGTCCACCCGTGCCGAGGTGTAGGTCAGAGTGACCGTGCCTGAGGAGGTGGTCACCTGGGCCGTGACCCGGCCCGTCGTCCCTGCTACCTCCAGGATGATCCCGTTCGCCCCCTCCGACTGGCAGTAGAAACGCCGAGCCGTGGCCGTGACCGGTGCGCAGCGGATCCACATGGAGATCGTCCATGCGTTGGTGGAGGGCATCCAGCCTGGGCGGGCAAAGGCATACTGGCCCGAGGCCCGGTTGTTGTTGGTGGCCACGTTCCAGGAGGCCCCCCGAGACTCGAACAGCAGCGACTCGCCGGAAGAGTCCGAGACGAAGTTGTTGGAGAACTCAGCTCCCAGCGTCGGGTTGTAGAAGCGGTACTGCCCGTCTCGCCCGTACCCACTCGAGTCTCTGAGTACGTCAGAGGTGTCCCCGAACCGGTACCACACTGCCGGCGAGTAGATCAAGCCTCGGCGGATGTAGTCCTGGGTGGCCGTCTCGGTGAGGGGGAACTGTGAGAAGAGGCCGAACCCATCGACCCAGGTGACGGGCACCTCGGAATACCAGGCCCCCTGGTACTCCTGCGGCCAGGCCTCGATGAACCCGTACGCCACGTTGTAGGTGCGCTGACAGAAACACGCATCGAGGAGCTTACGGCTCTGCCCGGTCAGCGTGTCCTGGTAGACCTTTACCTGGTGGATCGTCCCCGAGAAGTAGTTCGAACCCGTCCCGCCGAAGCGCCCAATGGACAGCACAGCCGAGTTCTGGAACAGGGTGATGGGGGAGCCCGCCCCAGCACTGGTCGAGATCAGAGTCCACCGGATGCCGTCCGTCGAACGGTAGAAGGAGGTGTCACCCGTCTCCCGGTTGAAGTAGACTGCCACCCACGAGCGACCCGTGATCCCGTGGGCCGTCGAGTCTCGCTGCGTCGAAGCGTTGCCGTCTGTCGAGTACCGGAAGCGCAGGATGCCGTTCCCGCCCGAGGTGGTGATCGACAGGGCGTAGGATCGGCCACCCGTGGCGATGGACCATTTGCCCACCACCACCTGCTCGGCGGCAGGTGCCCACGAGGTGGGGGTGATCTCGGCCACAAGCGCCACGCTTTGCGTCGAGATGTCCAACTCGCTATTGTCCGGCGTCTCGGCGTACTGAGTGGTACCATTCAACGTCAGGCCCGAGGAGTTGAGCGTGGGGCTCCCCACCATCGAGATGGGAAGCCCGTTGGCCGTCTCGTTGAAGGCGCCTGTCGGATTGGCCACGGTCGCTCGGATGCGGATGGCTCGGCGGGGCAGGAGCTTGCCGTAGTACGGCCCGGTGTCATGGTTCGGGTCGAAACGCCGGTCCTTGTTGTTGAGGACCAGGCTCCCGCCGCCCGGTGCGGACGACTCCACCTCGGTGCGTCGCCCGTAGTTCACTCTCGCATTCCTGACGACGTAAGAAGTCACGTCCGTCCAGGTGCGGGAAGCCAAAGCCGTCAAGGGACCGTTGTTGAAGTCGATCTCCACGGCCAAGGTGGGATAGGCCATTACACCCTCAATCCGATGGGAACCAGCATGCCCTGCCGGGCCGCATCTATGATCATGTCAGCGATCTGCCGCTCCGAGCTTACCACACCCCGGTTGATCACGGTCAACGAGAAGCCAGTCCCGCCACCCCCACGGCCCTGGGGGGTCATCGAGCCCACGGCAGCGGCGGGGGCCATCGCCATGGCGCTGCTGACCTTCGAGATATCGCCCTGGCCGTCCCCGAGGCCGTCGATGTACCCCTGGACCACGTACTGGCCGAGTTCGTACATCACCTTGCTGGGGCTCGAGATCTTGTTGATCAACGAGACAGCCCCGGATACCACGCCCCCGATCTTGTCTGCTATGTCCCGGAGAGGCCCGAGCTTCGAGGTCAAGCCGTCGATGAGGCCCTGTACGATCTGTCGGCCCTTGTCCCACAACAGCGACCCGAGGTCACCCACCGCATCGCTGATGCGACCAGGCAGACCCCTGATCCAGTCAATAGCCTCCCCAAACTTGTTCTTCACACCTCTGACGAAGTCATCGATCTTGGAGATGGCGTTCAGGACGAACGAGGCCACGGCTCCTTCGAGGGTGAGAAGCCTGACTGCTACCTCCACGATGTTCTCGATGAAGCTGACGAAAGCTGGATACACGTAATCCATGTACCAATCAGCGAGCTTCTTGATGACGGGCAGAACGTAGCTCTGGACGAACTGCCAGAAGTTCGACAGGGCCGGAACCAGCTTCGTGTCCACCATCACGCCGAAGTCTTCCAGGGCCGGCTTGAGGCGAGTATCGAACCAGTCTCTGACGTCCGCAATGATCGGCGTCAGCTTGGTCTGGAACCAGTTGACGAGATCAGTGATTGCGGGGATCAGCGTGTTCTGCACCCACGAGGCCGTAGCCTGGACGGCGGGGATGATGTAGTTGGTGAAGGCGTTCGACACGGCCGAGATGATCGGCGGCACGTTGTCCCGCAGCCAGCCGAAGACCTGGGCAGCAATCACGCCCAGCTTCTCGAACATGCCAACGGCGTGCCACTCGCCCAGATCGTTCTGCGCCTTGAAAGCCTCGGCGAAGCGACTGACTCCATCAATGACCTTATCGAGGGCGGGGCCTACCTTGTCAGCGATGATCGGCCCCCACTTCTCGAATAGGGGGAGGATCTTCTCGGACAGGATGGACACAAGACGGAGCTTGACCGGGAGGAGCTTCTCACCGATCGTCGTCTTCATGTTCTCCAGCTGCGCATTGGCGATGCGGGTCTTGTTGGCCAGACCGTCTGATGTCCTCAGGAAGTCGCCTTGAGCGTCCTTGGTCTGTTCGAAGATCAAGGCCTGCGCTGCCAGTACCTTCTGCTGAGGAGTCAGGGCCTCCTTGGTCGTCGAGATGATCCCGAGTTCCAGGGCCTTCTGTCGCATCGAGGCATCGTCCAGCAGAACGCCGAATCGGCGCATGGGCTCGGCCTCACCTCTGAGGGCCGCACCGATCGCCTCGATCGTCTCCTGGGGGGATGCGTTGTGGAACGAGGCCAGATCCGACGCCAGAGTGGTGAAATCGGTCGAGAACGTGGACAGGCTCTTGCCCGACAGGCCCGCAGACTTCCCGAACACGGCGAATGTGGCCGCTGCGTCCATGGCCTGCTGCTTCGACTGACCCAGCTGAGTGGCCGCCGTCGAGGCAAACTTCTCGATCTCGGGGGCCGCCTCCTTACCGAAGATGACCCCCACCTTGGAGATCGTCTCGTTCAGGTCGCTGGCCTTGTTGGTGACATCATTGAAGATGGGGGCCGCCAGGGCGAGGCCGGCTCCTGCACCGAGCACGGCCCCGCCCGCCACCATCCCCACCCCCTTGAGGAGGCTACCACCCTTGCCCAAGACGCCCTTGATCTTGGACAGGAACCCGTCCTCGTCCACATCGAGCTTGGCGGTCCACTTCTTGTCCGTGACACCCTTGAGGTGCCCCTCGGCCCGGTTCACCCCTCGCTTGGCCGGGTCGTCGTCGACGTCCAGCTTCGCCTTGCCCCGGTTCTCGACCTTCTTGGCCCAATCGTTGACCTTGTCAGCGGACTTATCGAGGGACTTGGACAGGTCCTCCTCGTCCGCTGCGATCTGGACTTCGAGCTTACGAACGGCCATTTCGACCTATCTCCTCAAGGGCCATGATGTATTCGTCAAGCTCTGCGGGAGTCAGAAGGTCGACTTCCCAGGGCCGGATGCCAAACCAGTGGCTTAGCTCGGGGAGGATGTCGAGGACGTCTCCCCTTCGTCCAAAGGGCGCACTTCGGCGTCCTCCTCGTCCTCGCTGACGATCTCCACGACTTCCAGGGCCTCTTCGAGCTTGTCCGGCGTGTCGAACTCTCTGAACACCGCAGAGAGCGGGAGCTTGGGCTCCCCGTTCACCCGACGAGCAGCCCACCACCACACCAGGAGCGTGTCGCCCCCGATCGCATCCTCTGAGGTGCTCAGGAATGCGGAGAGCGGAAGTCCCGTCACCCTCCGGCACTCGGCATGGTCGATCAGCGGGTTGGAGTTCGGGTCCCAGCAGAGGGTCTGCCCGTTCACCGTGATCTTGACGTAGGGCCGAGACTCCTGGGCTCGGTTCATCCGGTTGACGGCTCGGCGGGAGGGTGCCTGTGCCATGTCGTGTCCTTTCGGGCCAGCGGGGCCGTTGTTGGGATCAGTTGTTCTCGGTGTTGACCAGGGTGGCCGTGATGGCGCCCGAGTCCGCAGCGGTGGTACCGACCAGCGTGCCGCTGATCTTCTGCTCGACCATGCCCCGACCCCCCACGGTGGCCGGGTCTTCGTCCACGTTGATGTCCATGTCGAGCGTGAGGGTGTGGGCACCTGCGGTGAACACGATAAGAAGGGGGACCACGGAGCCCTTGAGACGGGTCGCCGTGCCGGGGTAGCGGAGGGTGACCTCCGCCTTGTACTCCCGGTGGTCGATCTGGTTCTGCTCTGCGATGAGGTTCGAGCCCATCCCGTACAGATCCGTCTCCAGCTTGTTGTCACCGTTGATGGTGAACTCGGTCACGGTGTAGGTGTTCACCGAGTTGAGCGTCACCACCGCCTGCGACCAGCGGAACCGGGACATCACGGAGGGCATCGTGGCCGTGGCGAGGGCGGTCGCCGTCGTCACCGAGCGGCAGGACCAGTCCACACCGAGACGGGCGACCTCCCCTGCGGAGCACGCCAACTCCCACGAGGACACCTTGCATCCGGCGAAGGTGAAGGCGTCGACGGTGCCTGCGTTGTTGGGCCGACCCACCTGCAGGGTGGCCGAGGACAACTCGCCGGGGGTCACGGCGTGGGTGTAGGGGCCGGCGCCCGTCTTGTTGCGGGTGCCGAGGAGGATTTCGAGGAGGACCGAGAGCCCGTGGGTGTGCAGTTCGAGGTTGGTCGATCCCTCGATCTTGGTGCCACCCTGCTCGATCTGGTCCGCCGTCTTGTGCCGGCGACCCGTGATGATCCCCTCCGAGTACAGCTGCTCGACGTTGTCGACCAGGTCCTCGGACACGAGGGGGAGGAAGTTGTCGACGGTCACGGCGGTGCCCCACGTGACCTCCTTCTTCCAGCCAAGCTGGCTGAACAGGCCGGACTTACCGGGCATCGTCTGCCTCCTCTTCCTCGGTCACGGTGATCTCCCAACCTCCACGGTCGAGAAGCTCCGCCACCATCCTATCATCTGGGACGGCCAGAAGTTCACCATCCTCCACGGTGGCGTAGATCCCGTCACCCATGTGGAGGCTGACCCCCGAGCCACGGCGAACCAGCATGCTCATTTGAACAGACCTCCGAGTTCCTCTTCGAGCGTGTCTGCGTAGATCTTCACGAACTCCTCCCTGGACTCCCGGACTACCGGGTGGAGGAAGTAGCCCACACCGTTCTCGGCGTCGGGAGCCCACTGGTTCCCTCGCCACGGCTTGAACTGGTGGTAGCGCAGGGCACCGAACTCGGCCCCAAAGAAGGGCTCCCCCCGACCCGCACCGCCACCCGTCACCTTGGACACCTTGGCGGTGCCCCCGGCCTTGATGGTTGGAGCGACATGTCCCGCCACCCCGCCGAGGGCAGCCGCCCGAGCCCGAGCCCTTCCGGCAATGAACTCGGCGGCCCGCTTGTTGGCTCGGGTCACTGCACGAGGGGCCGTCTTGCTGGCCGCCCGTAGCTCCTTCACGAGGGCGTTGAGTCCCTTGATCCCGATGGCGTCGGTGCGTACCTTGACGTTACCCACGACGAGCCCTTACCTGGCACATAGCCTCGATGCGGACGTTGTAGGATTTACTGCCCGCCGTGTACCCTGTGTGCACCCGTGCCGTCCCAAGGGTGACCTCGATGTCGATCCACCCCGAGACTTCCAGGCCCCCCAGCGTAGTATCAGCCACGAGCATGTCGACCAGCGCCTGCAAGATGACCGAGGCCCTGGCGTCCATCACGTCCTGCGTGTCGGCCGATGTCTGACCGAGACACTGTGTGATGATCTCAAAGGTGTACTGCTCGTCGTAGTAGACAGGCGTACCGAGGGCGACGATGTCCCAAGCCAACTGTGCGTCCCCGAGCCAAACGGCGGAGCGCACCCCCGAGTCCCCCGTCAGGTCGTCTCGGTTGCGAGGCACACCGTAGTTGACCTGCACGTCGGTCAGGTCCGGGTTGCTTGTGAGTAGCTCAGCGATCCGAGCCCGGACAGCGAAGACGGTGCTCATCGGACGGCCATCGCCTTACCCAGCATCTGACCTGCCAGGATCTCCTTGACGGCATTGGGAACGCCGAATCGGGGGAAGGACACCATGGGCACTTCGAACTCGTTCTGCACGAGCGTGCCCGTCTCCTCGCTCATCCACAGGATGCGCAGCATGATGCGTGCGGCCAACTCGAACCGGGTTCCCGCCACCCCCGCCGTGTTCGCATAGCGGCCGGCCGAATATGTGACCTTGACGTTGCCCACTCCGGGCTCCCACGTCCAGTGGGTCCAGCCCGAGCGGCGGATGATCCGGTTGGTGTACAGGCCGTCTCGCCACAGACTGAGGGTGTAGTCCCCCGAACCCGTCGCCGTCTCAGCGGTGAGGGCGGTGGGACTCCCCGATCTGTACTCGATGATCTCCGACACCGAATGGATGGGCGTCTTGGTCGTGCGGATCCACGGCCTACCCGTCCCGTCGAGGTACTCGGTGACGGTGCGTCGCACGATCGGCCCGCACAACGAGTCGAGCCGCTCGGACACACCTGTGATGTAAGCGGCCAAGCGGTCGTCGCTGCTCAAGTCAGTGTCTGCGATCTGCAGAGATTCCTTGGCGGACTCCAGCGTGATCACGTCAGTTGCTGATGCCATCAGTTCCTTCCCTACGGAGAGGGGCACCCCCCGTAGGAGGTGCCCCGATCCCCACTGGCCCCGCTGACCAGATCAGGCGGTGGTGGCGACGTTCAACATGGCGAACGCACCCGAGTTGACGCAGTCCGCACCGGTACGCCAGAACATGTACAGGCCCCGCTGACCCGTGGGCCGGCCGTTGGCACCGAACAGGTGGGGGACGAACTCCACCGACATGCCGACACGGTCGACGATGTAGTAGTAGTTGAAGTCCCCGAGGATGAGGATGAAGTTGTCGGCCGTGGCCGCCGTGTTGATGTCCGAGGTGGCCCGCATCGAGGGCGACTCCTCGGTGGGGTAGCCCAGGAGGCTGATGCCGTCGATCCCGTCGCCCAGGCGGGCGAGGAGGGTGTACCCATCGACCGTGCCGAACTGGCGAATCGAGTTGTACGTGGGCTTGTCGGCCATCCACCGAGCCCGAGCCCGGTAGCGCTTCGCCAGGCCGTTCTCCAGCTTGAACAGGTCGGCCACGGCGAACGCCTCGGCGGTGGTCGGGAGGATCTCCGCTGCCGTGCCGTCGAGGGCGGTGATCAGGCCCTTGGGCTGACCCGAGCCGGTGCCGCTGACGAAGGCGGCCTCCTCCAGGTCGTCCTTGGCCGTGTTGAACATGGAGCGGATCTCACCCTCCATGCCGGCCCAGTCCTGGGAGATCTCGATGGAGAAGGGCACGAAGCCCTGCGCCTTGTGGCAGTTGATGGTCGGCTGCGCCAGCGTGGGCGTGTCGTCCGACACCTGCGTCGCCTCGCCGTCCCACGAGACGGTGATCCCGGTGGAGGTCACACCGTTCCACTCGTTGGTGAGGGTCCGCTTGACCTGCGCCACTCGACGCCACGGGTGCCCCATGCCGGGGTGGGCGCCGGTGTCGATGATCGTCGGGTCGAGGGTGAACGGAACGGCGTAGCCGCCGGCCGCATCGGTGAGGCTGGCCGCCCGCACCTCGGACACGGCCGCTCGCTCCTCGGAGGTGAGGAGGTCGACCTGACCCGAGATGTACTTGGCGAACGCCGAGCGGTAGGCGGGGCGACCCGTCGCCACGATGTGGCGGCTCACCCGACCGTGCGACCCATCGAGGTGGGCGATGGTCCGCATGGCCGCCTCGGCCACCTCGGGCCGATCGTTCTTGAGCGCACGCTCGACGACCCGCTTGGCCGAGTCCCGGACCTGCGACACCGGCCCCTCGATCGAGGAGCGGAAGACGTCGTCGTCGCTCGGCTGGCTCACCACGGTGATCGACTCCTTGGCCCGCACGGGGGCGTTGGCGATGGCGTCGAGGCTGCGCACCTCGGCCTGGGTGGCCTCGGCCTCAGTGTCGAGGGCGGCGAACTCGTCCACGATGGAACGGAACTCGGTGGACTCCTCCTCGGTGAGGTCGTCCTCACGGGCACCGAACTCGTCGATGCGGCTGCGGATGGCCGTCTGGCGATCCACGATCTCGTTGAAACGGGACTGGAGCTTCTGCTTGCGGTTCATGCTCGAATACCTCGGGTCATGGCGATGGCTCGCCGGATCTCGGCCCGAGTGACCCGGTCGAATCGGGTCGGCTCCTCCGTGCTGTCCTGCTCGGCTGCGGAATCGTCGTTGACATCCCCAGTGAGCGCTACGATCAGTCTAGCACGCTCGGCGGGCGTGAGCGAGGACACCATGGGCAGCAGTGACCTTAGCCCGATCGAGGTCCCCTCGTAGGCGGGCCACACCACAGGGCCAACCTCCAACAGACTAACCTCGGTGTGGGTCCGATGCTCGATGCCGTCGATGCGCTGCCGCTTATCCTTCATGGGGACGAATCGGATGGACATGCCCGAGATGGCGCCCGAGCGGACGGCTTCCCGCACCGGATCGAAGAAGGGACCCTCGTGCATCTTGGCCCGGAAGAACAGGCCAGCGTCCTCTTCCCGAAGCTCCGGGGGCTCGCAGATCGGGATCGACCCGATCATCGGGTGGTACCCATGCTCGAACTGGACGATGGGGGTGCGCTCCTTGAGCGTCTTACGGAAGGCGCCTTTCTGGAAGGACTCCCGGTACTCGCCGTCCCAATCCGAGATGTCGATCCACTGGTTGAAGACCGTCCCGTACCCGACCAGGTACCCCTTCTCGACGTCCGTCTCCTCCATCTGGAACGGGACGGCCCGCAGCAATGGCTGCTTCTTCACTTGTCTCCTCCATCGCTCGCCGGGGGGTCCTGTGCCGAGTCTCCCGAGTCCACCTGGTCCTCAGCACCGGGCGGCTGCATCTGGACGGGCAACAGGCCGGTATGCTTCAACACCCGGAAGTCGCCCGTGGTCACGGCCTGGATCACGGTGTCCGGCTCCAAACCGCCATCGGTGCCGGTGCGGATCGTTTGCATGTTCATCGACATGACGGTGGCCTGGTCCTTCGCATCCTCCTGGAGGGCGGATACGTGAGTGACCGTGTAAGCCAAAGTGCCGTTCCCGCCACCCCCGGAGGGGCGGGGGAACAGGTGACGGATGGCACTCGTGAAGGAGCCCCACATGTGCCGAACGGTGAAGTCGGCAAACGAGCGGACGGCCATCTGGTAGTTGGCCAGCGTGGACGAGTCGAGGCCCGGCAGCACCCCCACGAGGATGGGCGGCACCCCTGCCGCTGCGCAGATCGTCGCATGCATGGTGGACGTGATGTGCTCGGAGTCAAGATCCTTGAGGGGCGACCCGAGCGTCTTGATGTCGGCTCCTCCCCCGAGGAAGGCCGTCTTGAAGTTGTTCATGACGCCCTGGTGGTTCTCCAGGAACAGGTCCTGGAAGACCTCGACGTCGGATTCCTCCACCTCGGTGGGGAACGTGACCACGGTGTAGGGGGTGGCCCCGTTGTCGTAGAAGGTCGACATGTACTGTCGCTGCCGGCGATCGTTGGCCGAGTCGAGGAGGACAGGGCGCAGGTAGCTCATGCCACGGAAGCGGGCGTCGGGGTCCGGGTAGGGAGCCCAATGCGCCACCTCGTTGACGGTGAACGTCTCCGCCTCGCCCGTCTCCTTATCCTGGTAGATGTAGCCGATCGGGACGGCGTCCCAGGTGAGACCGGGTCGAGGCGACGTGCCTTTCGACCCGAGGACAATCGTCATGTTGCGGGGGTCCAGCCGGTGGAGGCGACCGTCCCGCAGCGTCAGGAAGGCGTTCCCTGTGGTCGCCACGTCGACCTCTGCCCAAGTCAGGAGCCACATCGGGTCCTGCAGAGGATCGAGATCGGGGGTGTAGAAGAAGTCCGAGCCCATCGGCTTGAGGTCGGATCCGTAGCGCTGCCAGCGGAACATGGCCTGGCTGAACAGCTGGATGCGACGCAGGACGGCCGAGAACACGACGCCGGAACCCGAGTAGTGGGCCGCCTCGGTCCAGGAGCGGACCTCCTCACGGTCGCCCATCTTGGCGCCCAGGCTGAGGACCCCGTACCCGCCCCCGTTGAAGACGAACTGCTCGACCTGGTTGGCCAGGCCATCGAGCGTCATGCGGGTCTGAGTCCGCATGAACCGGTCGAGTAGCCTCATCCTAGCCCCTATACAACAGACCGGCAGCCGTCATGACTGCGCCTACGAAGATCATAGCACACCCCAGGCCCAGGAGCACGTATACCCCGAGAGCCAGGGTGACCAACCCCAGCATCGTGACCACCACCTGGATGATCAGCGAAATCTGGCGAACGGGCGGGGCTTCTTTGGCGGGTGGGCGTGGTGCCACTGCGCTCTCTCCAATGCGGCTACGGCGCAGACGGCTGCGTCGATCTTGTTGGTTGAACCGGGGGACTCCTTGACGATGCGGGTTCCGAGTTGGTCGGTCTTTGCCTTGCAGTTCTCCAAGTGACGGAGTAAGGTGGGGTGGCCATCCAGCGTGAACCGTGAATCGGCCAGTCCGTCCAGGAAGCCTTTGCACGCCTTGACCATCCTCGCTGCTTGGCCCATGGGGTACTCCACCACGGGGAGGCCCTGTTGGACCAGGTCCTGCATCGTCCTCTGCCAGCGGTACGGGTCGAACCCGACCTCGACCACTTCGAACCAGTCGCAGTACTCCCGAATCGTGGCCTCGACCTCGTCCATGGGGACTCGCCAGTTCGGGTCTTGCGTCTCGGGCGGCTTGGCCCACACCTTGACCACGAAGACGTGGGGAATCTCCTCGACGGTGGCCGCCACCAAGGCTGTGGAGTCGTTGGCCCACGAGCCGTCGCACATCAACACGACACGCTTGCCGTGGGCTCCGGCCTCGTCGTTGCGGCTCTTGTCAACCCGACCAACAGCCAGCCCCTCGGGCAGCCAGGACTCCGCCGAGGCCACCCACACATTGAGCCGCTTTATACAGAACTGGTTGCGGGTCATCTGCTTGACGACCCGCTCCATGTCTGATTCCCTCAGGAAGTCCCCGAGAGCCGGGTTGGCGAGGACCCACTGATTCGGGTCGGTGTACTTCACCTCGGGTTCGGCGGCCCCCACACCCCCAGGTCCCACCACCCCCGCCGTGTCCGTCCTGGCCGCACCGAGCGACTGCGAAGCGTGGTAGCTGAGGTGGCCGAACGTAGGGTCGTCGATCTCGCCGGCCTTGACCATCTCGCCGTATCGCCAAAGCCGGTACGCCAGCGAGTCCTGGTCCTTCACGTAGCGGACGCCGAAGGTGGACATGGACAGCACCAGGGGGCGGTCACGAGTTCCCGACCCGAGGTTCATCACGGACCATAGCTCGTCGTCTGGCTGCACGTGCGTCTCGTCGAAGAGAACCCGAGACGGGTTGAGTCCCTCAGCAGCCATGGCCTCCCGAGACAGCACCTTGTACAGGGAGCCCAACTCGGGACAGACGATCTCCGTCTTGTACACCTTGAGCGTCTTACTCAACTCGGGACTCATCTCGACATACGACTTGACCTCCTTAAAGATCAGCCGGGCCTGGTCCTTCGTGCCTGCGCACGAGTAGACCTCGGCACCGGGCTCGTCGAACAGGCCGTCGAGGGCTAGAATCGACCCGAGGAGCGACTTGCTGTTCTTCCGGGGGACCCACAGGCAGTAGACCTGGTACTGCCGGCGACCGTCCTCCCGCAGCCGCAACATGTCACAGATGGCGTGCCCCTGCCAGGCCCGCAAGGCGATGCGCTCGCCTCGCTGGTCACCCTTGGTAAGACGCACGTACTCCGCTGCGAGGCGGGTGACGTGGATCCCATCGGTGGTGTCGGCAGTCCAACCCCACCGATGGGCGAGATCCTCGTTCCACAGTTCCGGGCCTCGGGGCAGCGGATCCAGCCAGCGGGGCGGGATCACGCTGCCTTCTTGTGCTGCCGCTCACGCATGATGCGCTGCAGCGGCGTCTCCTCCTGCTTCGCCACGACCATCTCCAGGCGAGCCCGCTCGGCGGGGGTGAAGCCCAGCTGCTTGAGGATCAGCAGCAGGTCGGTGCGCAGCGAGCGCAGGGCGTAGAAGTGGGTCGTGTTGGCCTGCACGTCCCAGTTGGGATCTCGGGTCGGCTTGGCCAGGATCTCGATGTGGTCGACCATCTCACAGGCCATCTGGACCAAGGCGAGATCGGCCTCGGGAACGATCCAGTCGACTCGCTCGGAGAAGGAGAGATCCCAGAAGCGGCGACCGGGCTCCTTCAAGTGGGAGGGGCAAGGCGGTGCGGTCATAACCCCTATCTTACCACGCAGGGTCCCCTCGGGGCAACTATGCGAGGGTCGGGTTACCGGGGACGTGCGGAGAGCGAGGACTGTGGGTCCGAAG